GGTAAGTCATGGGGTCACCATCCGAGTCTGCTGGTATTCAGAATACCCAGCGTTGATGAGTTAAGGGTGAAAAACTGGTAGTACGTTGTCGGGCTGAAAAATACTTCAAAAGTAGTTTGCTCAGGGGTTGCGTTAACAGCGATACCTTCAATTGCAACCGATTCGGTTGTGTCTGAACCTGCACCCGGCACACGATAAACTAAATCCCAAATTAGATTTTGATTAACGCCACCGATAAAAGCATCTAGAAATTCGTTCAATGCTGTTTGGTTTTGTATCAGATCTATAAAACCAACTGACCACAATTCTGATTCAGGGTCAGACTGGCTAAACGCTAACCATTGCGCGAGGCCTAAAGCCTGCGTTGTTGTTGCGTCGACTGTAGTGATTGTTTCTTGTGCGTTGCCGTAGGCCGTCAACGACGCGCTATTTGTTGCCGTTTGTCCTGCCAACCCTTGTGGCGCAATGGTCACATTGTTAAAAAAGTTTAGACCAGCCTTGTTATGGTTTAGCGTTTGATAGGCAATCGCTGAAGCGGTTGGGCTATTTCGTGTAAAAGTAAAACCCGACACAAAATCAGCCATAAAGTTTCGAGCAATGACTTGTACTAACTGACCCGTAAAGCGAACGCCGCCTTTTTCCGTGCTGGTTATCAAATTGAAATAGTTTAAAACTGAACCTGTATAGGTTTGGGCACTTGCCACAGATTGACCAGCGCCAAAGTTCGCAACATTACCTATCTGATAACCACTTGTTCTCCAAAGATCCTCAAGTTGGTTTTGTGTTGGTTTTTGTGTAAGCGACACATTGTTAACAACATTGCGACCGTTACGGGCTAACACATCAGCAAGGCTCACAGTTATTGTTGACATACCTGTGTTGCCGGGGTAATCGTTAAACACAACATTTTGCACCCAAAAACTACATTTATAGCCTGTTACTGGTTCTTCTAAATTAAATACGTCGTTAAAACCAAAGTATTGGGCCACGTTTGCTTGGTTATTTAAAGTGACGTTTAAGATGCCGCCAGAGTATGAGTTAAGGTAATTCTGTCTGCCTTGCTGATAACTAAAGGACAAAACAAAACTTGTGACATCCACTACCGTTGGTGTCTGTCGCTCAAAGACCCAGTTAATTTTCGGCATTACATCGCTCGAGTGTTGACAGGCACAGGCCCGGACTGGCGCACGTACTGTTGGAGGGCGCGCACGACGGCGTTGGGGTCGGCTGAGGTGACGGTGACGTTTATGACCGAAGGCCTACCGTCACTATCCATTCGACCGCTCGAGAGCGATGACGCAGAAGTCATCCGCAACAGATCAGGGTTAGACACAATCTGACCTGAAGAGTACGGCATAAACAATTCGGGGCCACGCTCGCCAACGAGCGTCGGCTGTGACGTACCGATAGAACCGCCAGCGGCTCTCTTCTGAAGATTAAGGAACCGTCGCGTCTCAATATCCATTTCTCCGGTGATCTTGAGTACGGTTCCGACTTGACCGGGGATACGCGAATTGAGAGTAGTGATGTATTCCTCTAACTGTCTGCGAAGAGGGGACGCAGGGTCAAGCGTTTTCGCGACGTTCATTAGTTCGTCTCGCTGAATCCTCGCTGATTCTGCCGCAGTAAGGGTTGCGCCGGAGGCCTTCGCATTCTCTTCCGCTAGTTTCGCCGCCGCCGCCGCCTGCGATAGAGCCGCCTCATAAACAGCGTTCTCCGCTTCTGCGTAGTCACGGAAAACATCTGCCCCTTCGTAGGTGCCTTCGGTAATCTGTCGCTGTATTTCCGCAAATTCGGACACAGCATCAATCGTCTGCCACGTCGATTCCTCGTACCCGATCTGCGAGGAGAACGCCGCTAACTGTGCCGCAATAACCGCTCGTAGTGCGGCCTCCTCTTCCTCGAGTTGAGCCGTGAGCTCCGCTTGTGCTTCTTCGTTGGCGAGGGCGGCGGCTTCTGCTTCCTGCTGGGCTGTCGTTGCTTCCCCCGTAGCGGTTGCGACTAGGGCTGTGACCTCTTCTTGCTTCAGGAACTCTTCCCGTAGTTTCTCTGACTGAGCGACCGTCTTGTCGAGGCTAACGGTGAACTGACTGTAGGAACCCGAAATGCTCTCTACTTGTTGCTCGGTAAGGCCGAGAGCCGTAGCAAATCTTTTACCCTGCTCCTCGTTGGTAATTCCCGCGATGTTGAAGTCATTGTAGATATCAATCAACTTTGCGAGTTTGCCGCCCCCCGTTTCGTAATACTGCTCAAGATCACCGAGGGTATACCCAAGATCGGTAATGGTTTCGATAACTCGGCGTGTGTTCTTGTCGGAGGCAACGAGGTCTTCGATAGCGGTCTGCTGGGCATCGGATTCGAGAGCGAGTGCGCTTGCCAAATCTTTCGTGCGTTGCGTGGCCTCCGCTTTTCGCGAACTGTACAACGAGTAGATCGTGACGGCGGCTCCGAGGGTTGCGCCGACGACTCCGAGTGCGATATTCGCTGTTTTAGCGGAAAGACCGAACCCCTCGAGAGCCTTAGATGCCGACGAGAAAGCACCAGCGGCAACGGTAGAGATTACGACGACGTTCCGCACCGGTTCCGGTAGAGCGTTAAAGGCCTCAATAATCGGAAGGAGTGCGTCAGCGAGGGTAACAAAGACGGGAATCAAGGCCATCCCGATGGTCTCTTTGGCCTCTTCCATTTGTACCGTAAGCAGTTTCATCTTGCCTTCGGTCGTCTCCATAGCCTTATCGGCCTGACCGCCGAACGTAGCGGAGAGATTCTGAACGACTTCGTCAAAGGAGAGTGCTTTGCCTTCAGCGTCTTTCGTCTGAATACCGAGACGCGAAAGTGCGCCCGTATTACCGTCGTGTGCTCGAGCGAGCGCAAGCGAGACAGCCTCAAGGTCGCGTCCTGTACCGACGCTGATATCGATCGCAAGGCCTAGAAGGTCTTGGGCTTCTGTCGAGTCTTCTGTCGCACGAACAAGGTTGCCTAAGGCCGGACGTAGTTTGTCGTCAAGAACACCTGTCGCCGTCTGCGTCTTAGAGATAAACCGCTCAACCTGTTCAACCTGATCGGCGGTAGCCCCGGTGCTGTTCTCTAATTGTGTCTGTAGTTTTCGTTGTGCGCTCTCATCTTCAGCCGCCGCCGTAACGAACGCTCGCGAGAAGTTAATGATGGCTCCCGTTGCGAGGGAACCACCTACCGCTTTGCCGAATCGACTAAAGGCGGTTTCTGCGTCGTTAATGCCTTTCGGGTTGAACTCGGCAAATATTTTCGCAACGATAGACATAGTCAGCCAATCATTTTCTGTACACGATTCTCAGCGATTCTGAGCGCATCGATAACGGAGCTCACGACTTCAGGCTGATGTTTCTCTACGGACATCCAAATCGTTCGCGACGGTTTACGACCGTTTGCCGCAAGCGTCAGGTTGCTCATAAACGTTGCGGCCTGAATAGTCCCGTTACCGTTCGGGTTGTTTCGGCCTGCGATATCGAAGATTGCGCCGGAAGCATCTGTCTGAACGACGCGAAGCAACCGCCATTGTGTTGCCTTGACGTTCGCTCGACCGCCGAACTGAATCTTGATGCCCCTCTTGGCTTGCGTTTTGTCGTAAGCAGGCCAACCTTTGCCTCCTCGAACACGACCACGTTTCGCTGGTACGTTGCGCCAGTTGCGCATAATCTCGTCGGGCAGAGCGGATTCTGCGGTTGTCTTGATCGGTTTAGCCGCCGCCTTGACTGTGCGTAGCGTGGTCTTCCGCAACTCGGGATCCAGTTTCCGTAGTGACCGGAGAGTTTCGCGAACACCGCTGACAGTTACAGTCAGGTCGTTCATCTTATCTCCTTCGTCGCTGTGCGGCCTTCTTTGCGGCATCCGCTCTCTTCTTCAGAATACTGATTATGGCAAGCAGAATCTCTGAAGGAGTGTCAAGCAGATCGTTCGGTGCGATCCCTGTCTCAACACTTACGGTTGCGATCAACTCGATGACGGTGTCATCGAACTGTCTAAAGGGGCGGCATCTCCGTCGAACACGAACTGGACTTTGATGACCTGATCTAGCCAAGTATCAAACGGCTTGACGACCTTGCCGGAGAGTCGCGTCTGTTCCCAGCCGAGCCAGTAGAGATGTTCCATCTTCTGCTGATCTGCGAAGGCCTTAGTGATGCCGGTCTTGAACTGTCGCTCGAAATTGATTGCTCCTCGAGCGGTCACAGGAATCGTGTAGGTCTCTTCAGGTGTTTCGATCTTGAGTGATACACCAATCATTTGTTTGCCCTCTTCTGTTGGTTATGCGGTGGTATCGCGAGTGATCGCACCGGAGATAGGCCAAGTTACCGAGGCGGTCGCGAGATCGCCGACAGCACCATTGACGGGTTGCCACGACGTGATGAGAACGTCGAACTGGTACTCGGGGTTGGTAGCCGACACAGCCCCGTTCGTCGGCTTGACGGTGACGGGGATAACGGTGCCGATCAGGCCGTCGATCGTGGCCTCAACGCTCGAGGCGGCGAAGTCCTGATGGAAGTCGAACGACACCGAATGATCACCGAGTCCGGCGACACGGGTGCGAGCCGTCTGACCGAAGGCGGTCGTCTCGACTTCGTCGTAGTTTTCGTCAATCGTGACCGACGCGATGTGATCAGTCAGATCCACCGCATTGATCGTGATCACCGGTGACAGCAACACTTGCTTCGCCATTGTTCTTCTTCTCCTTGCTGGGTTTTGCTACCGCGAGATGCCCTGATGTTACCAAGGCCTCGATGTTGATGTTGGGAAGGTCGGCCTCAGAGATCGTTTCACCGGGGTTGCGTCCGGCAATCTTTGCGCTACCGACAATTACGAATTTACGCATACACAATCACCTCTGTTTGGACTGCGAAGTAAGACGCATCCGCTAGGGCAACTGTAACGAATTGGGATGCGGTTGTCATCTTGACCGCCTGAACGACCCCACCTAACGTCTGATCGGTTTCGATAGCGGCACGAATCGAGGAGGCCCCGTCGGTCGCTATGTACGGGTCAAGGTTCGCGAGGGCCAGCCGGTCAGTTACACGGGAGACGATAACGGTCACCGTAAACGTCATTTGGGTTAGACCGTTGGCGAACGCCCGATGATACTCGACAC